AGGGATGATTACGAAAAGCACCCTTCTCAGTAGCATAGGGAGTGCCATCTGCTCTGGGAAGATTACCAAAGTTATGTCCCCATTTGTCAGAGCATACAATAGCAAGCATCTGACAGGTCTCTAGGGGCATCTTGACAATGTGCTTGTCAGGGAGAACCATAGCAGACTTGTATGGACTAGGGTCAGTCACAAAGATGTTCATAATAAATGTGATAGAGAGATTACTAGTAGAAATGTTATCATAGTAACAACATCCCAGGATTTTGTCCTTATAAAGTAAGGAATCGATATACTGTCTCCAATCATTTGGACAGTAACACCGATAGTTATATTTACGTGGAGGATAATAAAATAAGCAATGATTACAAGACCACTACCTATTACTCTCATAGAAACATCAATCCAGTTTGGAGTCCGGTTCCAAGGCAATGTAATACTTGAGAGTGCGATCCTTGCTATTGAACTCTGATAACAGTTTCTTAGAGATAGTAACATCATAAGCACCGGGGAGGATCTTAATGTTCTCAACCTTAAAGTTGAATATGAACTCGGAGTCGGTTTCACCTACAACAACAGCAAAGGTGTTGGAGGTGTCGTTCTTCTTGTCCCATACAATCAATTTTACCACACCTGCTTCACCAATGACAGACATATCAGGCAGTTGATAAACTGCTGCTGCCTTGAGCAAACGGTCCAGTTGTTGGGTATTGAGTTCAAAACTCACCTCTGTGCTAGGCAGAGCAATTTGCTTATCAGGAGGTGTGACAATCACAGCAGGGTCAGCAAAGAAGTATTTGGATCGCATCTTGCCTTCACTGATGTGAACAAAACTCTCATTGTCAAAGTTAAGTTCAGGACTCTGGTGGAGAGACAGTCCATTAAGGAACTGTGTCAGATCATAGATACCAAAGTCTTTTGGAAACTCCTCATCAATCTCTGCCTCTGCAAGAATATTCTTCATCACACTGATAGTGCGGAGTTTGTTACCCTCCTTAAAGAGTATAGATTGATTGATGGAGGAAAAGTTTTTAAGCAGGGACAGGGTTTTATCAGAAAGTCTCATATCGATTGCCTTTGGGGTCATTGTGTAGTCCAGAGAAGTGGTAGAGTAGGATACAATAATGTATTGCTTTGATGATGTCAAGTTTGGACTTGCCATTTTTTTTACCAAACCGTGACAGGTATTTGATTGCATTTGAGCGACAGAATGCTTCTGCGTCACCAATACTATCAATTAAGTCGAGAGTCTGGGTCTTGGATTCCTTGGAGGTATAGTAAGAACTATACGTTGATGATAGGTATTCTCTAACCTCCTTCATAGTAAGGTCTTCTTCATACCTCCAAAATCCATTTGCAGATAATTGATTTAAATTTAGATCAATATCAATAGAGGGGTCAATTTTATCTTTAGTTTTTTTATTCAAAGGTGTATACTCATATCCATATTCAGGTCCATCATTAAATGGATTTGGTCTGTCAATGTCATTACGATCATACTCGTAGTAATGTTTAGAATGTTCAATCATAACCAAGGAAGGCAATGTTTACCTCCCAGTATTATATCACTGTTCAGTGATGTTGTCCACTAATTCCTCAGATGGCATTACAAAATCAACATCAACTTTGTCATACAGTTCTAGGAATGCTGACTTAGTTTCTTCATCAAATCGGTTGATGCAGACTTGAATTGCCTTTGCCTTGTCGCCAAAGATGACATAAGCATTGACGATGTGCAATAGACGACGGGTAGAGATGACCTCCTCAATACCACCATCATAGAATGTCTTACGGATGATATCTGCCCAATCAACCAGACGGGAGATAAAGTTATCATCATTGACACCAATGCTAGCAGCAACCTTAGCAAGGATCTTTGCCTCAGATGAAGGGGTTGGATATGCTTGCTCAAAGGTTACACAGAATCGCTCCAGGAATGCCTCATTCAGCACGTTAGTGCCGATAAAGCGACCATCATCAGATCCCTTACCTTTTGTATTGGCAGTTGCAAACACGTTGAATCCCTTGACAGGTTGTACAAACTTGCCAATCTTCTTCAAGAAGACTCCCTTACCCTCAAGAATAGACTGCAGACACAGGATTTTGTTGGATGCTAGGTCAACTTCGTCTAGAAGAAGTACAGCTCCACGTTCCAGAGCTTCGATGACAGGACCATTATGCCAAACAGTTTCGCCATTAACAAGACGGAAACCACCAATAAGATCATCCTCGTCGGTTTCAATGGTGATATTGACGCGAATCAACTCCTTATTTGAAGCAGCACACGCTTGTTCAACAGCGTGAGTCTTACCATTTCCTGACAAACCAGTGATAAAGGTAGGATAAAACAGACCAGACTTGATGATACGCTTGATATCATTGTAGTTACCAAAGGCAACGAAGTTAGGATCTTTGGTAGGGATGAGATTTTGCTCAACAGCAGGCAGTGCTGCTGGTGCTTGATAGTCTTGCTCCAATTTTTCTTGTACGGACAGGTTCCACTTACCACGACCAACTTTGTATTCTTCCAGTTTCTTGGTCACAGTGGGATAGGATATTCCGTTGGCGGCGCACCATCCACGAATGTCGGCGGCAGTCACCTCCGTACCATACAGGGATTGCAGGGAGGTCAGGATGTACTCAGGGGTCACAATGTTGCGGGGCATATGCTTTGTTTCAACAGTCATATTATAGCAGCGACAGGGGGGTCTCTCAAGACCCCTTGTGCCAGTTAGTCAGGTGTCTCGGTCTCTTGTTCCGCGACAACCAGTTCCAGTGCCTCAACGGCACCAATCAGCTTTAAATGTTTCTCTCTTGCTAGTCGAAGTTGTTCTTCACCTTCAGCAATTGCTGTCTTCATAGCATCTCTCTGCTCTCTGAAGTTGTCCAGCATTTCTTTAGTATCCACAATTAAGCAATCAATTGAACAAACTCGGACAGAACCTTCTTATTTAGTTTCTTAGTGGCAAGAGACTTGGCAAATGCCCTCTTGATCTGTGCTTTTGAGGCATCCTCATTTACATCAAAGGAGTTTTCTGCAGCAAGAGATTGTGCTGAGAGACCAAAGTAAACGTCATAAGATGAGCATTTGATAGAGACACTTCGATCTTTCTTCCAGGACATTCTCAACTGAGATGATGTTGTAAAGTCATCAGTATATCGGTTGATAAAGTTGTTGATATCACGTGATCCAAGGAGACGGATACCAACAAAGTTCATCTCAGGGAATCGGTCAGTCAAGTTGCGTAGCAGCACCTCTGTAAGGTCTCCCCACCCTCTTGATTCCATATGATAGGTGGTTCCAAGTTTACGGTCACGCAGATAAGCATAGTCAAATCGGATTGATCCAGTAGAGAATCTTTCAATACCCTTATGATTGACAATCTTCTTACTGTACTTCAACCAACCAGACTCACCATCAGTAAGGATAACACATTGTACTTTCTGTACTTTGTTTTGTGCTTTAAACTGAGGCAGGATCTTGTGTAGGCAGATGACAGTCTCATTCAAAGGTGTCCCAGAGAGACTCATTTGATGAGGAATATCATACGTAACACCATAACGATTTTGGACGGCATAAGCAATACGCCAGATAGTGTGTAGTTGATGCTCAAGATCCTTTGCCTTTGCCTTACTGGTAAAGAGATTCATCAAACGGAACTGATTGTCAATATACAACGCATTCTCTTTCTGATTAACAACTTGTGGAACATCCTCACCATAATCTGAGTAACGGAACCACTCATTAGTAAATGCATAAACGTCAAATGGTACGTTTACTTTCTTACAGAACCAGATCAGATTATAGAGTTGCTTGATTGTATCTACAAGCGTATCTGCCATTGATCCAGACCAGTCAAGAATAAAGACCAGACCGTGATTCTTACCATCAGGAATGATGCCGACCTTCTTAAAGAGATCCTCATTGTACTTGTAGGTATGGAGTTTAGTACAATCAAGAACACCAGTCCTTGCTGTTGTAGCACGGGCATAAGAGTCTGCTGACTTCTTACACTCAAACTCTTTTACAAGGTAACTGACTTCTTTCTGAGCGTTCTTCTTAAATTTTACATACTCATTGTCAGCACGTTCAAATGGATCAAAACTCAGTCCCTCACCCTTAAGTCTCTCGGCAAACTGTGCATAAAAATCATCAGCATACTCATAGATCTCAGAGTTTTTTGCAATGACAGTATCTAGATTTACATCAGGAATCTCAAGATACTTTGGATCTTCTCCATATGATGTTTTAGGATGACTCAGATCTTCTGTTGCGTCATCAAAGTTTTGTGCTGTCTTAACATCAAGGGGGGCACTTTGCTCAGCAGGTGATGATTGCTCACCCGGTTCCTCCATCTCAGACTCTGTATTTTGCTCACCACTAGTGTCATCAGACTCAGATTGTTCGCCCTCGTCAGTTTGTTCTTGCTGAGGAAACTCTGATTGAATATCACTTTGTGTATCTCCATCACCACTGGTGTTACCCTTAAGAATATCAACCTGTTGTGTCTCTTGCTCATCATCCTGTTGAGACTTGGCATACTGATACATACGCTCAGCAGCAAGGATTACATCAGCAAAAGTCTCAGCATTAGTCAACATCTCAAGAATGATTCCTTCCTCAGCACCACTGAAGGGGATATCAACAAAGTTGCCAACCTTGAAGTATAGATTAACTCGGTCTGCGATATTCAGTTTGCTCAGATCTTCCTCACCAATACCAAAGAAGTCATCCTCATTGAGTTGACGATATCCTTCAAAAAATGTTTTAGCAAGACCAGGATACTTACGCTTCATCAGTTTCTCAATACGAGCATCTTCAGCAACGTTGAGGAACTGGTGAGGGATATCTTCAGGGGGATCTACATTTGGAGTAAAGAGAGCGTGTCCGACCTCGTGACCAACCAGCAGGTCATAGACGACGTTGCTTGCCCTCTCCCACATAGGCAGGGTCAGGACGCGAGTGTCAACATTGAACTGTGCCGTCTGGACCCTACGGTTCTCTACAATCAGGTCTTCGGTGGCGAGCAGTTTGGCAAGTTGTCCTTTGATCTCAGCGTTGATTGGCATTGGTGTCTTGTCTTGATGTGTATATCATACAGCAAAACCCCTGCCGGAGTAGAGGGCAGTGGACAGTTATTCAACTGGTTCAAGCAACCAGATCATTATCATAGAAGTATTTAACGCGCAGTTGGCGGAGCAGTTGGAAGAATCGATAATGCTCTAGACGTTCTACGTCCATTGGTTCGGTGACTGCATTCTTCTTCATTTCAATCATACGAACCAGTGCTTGGTGACCAGTAATGGTGTTCTGAGAGAGGAGTTCTAACTCTTTCATATAGAGTTGTTGTTGCTTCTCTTTCAGGTGATCACAATCAGTAAATGCAAGATCGCGCAGCACCAGATAGTTTAAGCGGATTTCTTCACGGTTTGCAAGTGCTTCTTTTACGAGATTCATAGTCTTCCTTGGTTACTCATTAATCATAGCAAATCTACGGGCACTGTCAAACACATCGTGCTTAGGGGTCCATCCAAGGGACTGGAGGACCGATATGTCTGCCCTAGTCACATCCGCCTCTCCTGGCGTGTTCTCCTTGACTGGGAGGTCTCCTTGACCCATCACCCGTGCCAGTTCTTTTACTGGATAGGGGATGCCAGTGCCAACATCCAC